GGTGGCGCAATGAAGACCCTGGCCGCGCTACTACTGCTCGCCGCGCCCGCACTGGCAGACCTGTGCGGCCAGCAGCGCAACACCGCCACTGGCTACGTGCGCGTGACCTGCATCGACTACCCGGCCATGCGGCGGATTACGGGCATGACGCTGTTTCCGGACAAGAAGGCGCAGCAGATATGGATTGCGTCGAGCGACACGAGCATCACCGGCTATCGCGTGGCCATTCGCTACCGCGAGGCCGGGCGCGAGATCGAGGCGATTCAATACGTTGATCGCTTGCCGCATCCAGAGAGCGCGGCGTTCTGGTTGCTCGGTGAGGTCGAGGTAGTCGGCGTGACGGTGGTCGAACTCAGGGCAAGCCTTGAGAATCGGGTAAACTAATCACATGGTGATTCCGGTCCTCATTAAAGATCCAGCGGCCGAGCTTGATTATGGGTTCGATTGGGGCACGGATGGCTGGCTGGCAGCGGGCGAGACTGTCACAACGTCCACTTGGAGCGTCGCGGCTGGTCTGACGCAGATCACCAGCGGCATTTCCGGCGGCAAAATTACGACGGTGTGGCTGTCGGGCGGCACGGCGGGCACCGATTACACGGTCACGAATCGCATCGTGACCGACGGCGGACGGACAGACGAGCGCAGTCTGACGATCCGCGTCAGACAGCGTTAGGAGGCATTTATGGAGCAGCAACTTTTTACCCGCGCCGAACTGGCGGCGGTCGTTACTCGGGCAGACGGATCAGCGCGAGCAATCGCCCTGGGCGGTCAGAAAAAGCACTGGCAGCGCGAGTGGGAGCGGTGGCGGCAGTGGTTGCCGCATTTATCGCTTGCCGCGTTTGCGGCGTGGGCGGCGGCGAATCCGGAATTGGCTGGCCAAGACCCTAGCATGCTCTTCGGCTTGGTCACGACTGCGGGGGCCAACTATCTCGCCGCGGACTTCTTGTCTGCATCGTCGGCCCGCATCAACGCCTTTAACTTTCAGGATTGCGGCACCGGGACGACGGCCATGGCAATCGGTGACACCGCGCTGCAGACGCCCTCGGGCCTGTCCCGGGTGAGCGGCACACAGAGCACGCCGACGGCGGGGCAGTATCGGACGGTGGCGACTTTCAACTTCACATCGACCCTGGCCATCACCGAGTGGGGGCTTTTTTCCGCCTCGACATCTGGCACGCTCTGGGACCGCCGCACGTTTTCCGCAATCAACGTTGCGAACGGTGACAGCATCCAGTTCACTTATACTCTGACGGTTCCGGCGGGCGGCTCGTAATGGCCGACAACGTTCAGATCACCGCTGGTTCCGGCACGTCGATTGCGACCGACGAGGTCGGCGTCCACAATTACCAGCGGATGAAGGTGACCGATGGCACGCCGGATAGCGCCATTCATCTTGTGGTTGAGGAGGCGTCTCCTGGGGCCGGTCGCGGGTCGCTGTGGGCATCGTTGCAGGACATTCAGGCCAGCCTCCGAAATGCGGTCAACGCCATCGTGCGGCCGTTGTGGTTGAACCCGATTACGGGCGCGGCCAGGGTCGAGGTGCAGTCGGGTACGGTGACGACGGTCTCGACGGTGTCAACGGTGTCAACGGTGACGACGGTGTCAACGTGCACGGCCGTCACGTCGCTGAATCAGCTGGGCGGCTTTGCCGTCAAGGACGTCCACATCGACCAACTCATGCGTGCCAACTGGGCGCAGAACGTGCGAGGGAGAATCACCTAATGCCGACCACACTGAATTTTAAGCGAATTATTGACAAACCAGAATGGCGGCCAATAGCGCCAACGCAGGCGGTTCACGCTACTGGCGGGTCGATGGCGCACGACCTTCGTAACAATACTGACGGCCATCCGCTGTTGTATTTTTTGCGCTCTGCCACGGCTTTGGACGCCTACAACCCGTACTCCGACGACTGGATGGCGCTCGGATCTCCAGCACTGGCTGGCGCATTCGGCGCGGGCGCGGGGTGCGTCATGATGCCGTCCCAAGGCCCGCGTGGCACGATTGCGGCGGGCGCGACGACTACTCGCCTGACCCTGACGACTGCGCTACCGGCGGCGGTCGGCGTCAACCAGCTGGCTAACCGGGGCGACGAGCGCGGGTTCAAGATCCGCATTATCGGCAACACTGCGGGCGGCAGTGGCAAGGTGGAGGAGCGTTACATCACTGCCAACACGGCTGGCACCACGCCGACGCTCACGTTAGACTCTGCGCTGACGTTCACGCCGGCCAGTGGCGACGGCTACGAGATCCTCAGCGGGCGCGTGTTCCTGCTGTCGTCTGGCACGCTGGCGGCGGGCGCATTCAAGCACTACGACGTGGCCACGAATAGCTACAGCGGCAGCCTCTCGAACACTAACCTCCCGGCTACCATGTCCACCGATTCGAGCTTTATTGGCCTCGACGAGGGCTATGTGCCGTACAACCGGACACCGGGAACCGGGTACTTCGGGGTGATTACGGCGACCGGCTCGGCAGCAACGTCGATCACCGGCGCGGTGAGCACTCTCGATTTTGCCGTGGTCGCCAACGAGTTCCGCAACTTCCAGATTCGCATCGTTGAGGACACGACCACGCCGACCAGCGTAGGCCAGCGGCGCAACATCACCAGCCACACGGCCGGGCCATCGGCGGTGTACACGGTGCCGACATGGACGGTCACGCCATCGGCATCGGCTAAGTTTGTGATCGAAAACAACGGCGACCGGATTTTGCTTTGGACGACGGCGACGACTTCGACGTACACGTATCAGATCGCCGCCAACACCTGGGACACGAGCACCTTCGCGGCGCGGTCGGCGGCGCATGCGGCGGGCAGCGTGGCGGCGCATGCGTTTTCGATTGCTCCCGACTCCGAAAAAAACAGCCGCAACTCGCACATTTTTGTGTTTCGCGGCGGCGCTGTGGCAACGGTTGATTTATTCGACATCGCTGGAGCGACAACGGGCAGCTGGAGCGCAGCAATCGCCGTCGGCAATGCGGGGCCGACCTTTACGACCGGCACCTGCGTGGCACATGACCCGTGGACCAACGAGGGCCGCTACGCCATCATTAACCAGTCCGGCACGCAGCGATTTTTCCGTTTCGACATGAAGAATCGGGTTTTGTTGCCAGCGTTCTACCTTCGGTTTGCTCAGGGAACGGCGGTCGCGGGGGCTCGCATGGCGACTACGATTTTTGCCGACGAGCCAACTCGGGTGTCGTTTGTCGTGCAGATCCGCGCGAGCGGCCAGGAGTGTTTCGAACTTCTCGTGCCGCCGGTTTAGTATATGAGCCTCCTGCTACTGCTCCAGCCTCCACCGTCCGGCGGCGCGGTGTCGCAATCGTTCGCCGCGTCGATGGGCACGTGGGCTGGCGGAACGCAGGGGACAGTGGGGAAGCAGGTCGGCGCGTCGATGGCCGCGTTCTCCGCGACCATTGCGCGGGCTCCGGCCAAGGCGCTGGCCGCGTCAATCGACGCATGGGCTGGCTCGATCACTACCGGCACGCCGCTTATCACTCGGTCTTTCGCCGCGTCGATGGGCACATGGTCGGCGCAAATCCTTGCGCCTAAAAATCCAGACCTGGTCGTGATGACCATCGCGCAGGTCTATGGCCCGTGGAGCGGCACCGCGACCGTGTGGGCGGACAAGACGGGCACATGGGCGCTGGCAACGGGCACATGGGCAGATGAGGCGTTGACTTGGGCGCAGGCCCTGCAAGCGTGGGGCGTGTCCTACGCCGGCACGCCGCGCCGGTTGTTTGAGGTCGGGCCAGAAATCCGTGTCGTGAGCATCGACTACGACGACCGCATCGTACCTATTGACGCCGAGAGGCGCATTCTGAAAGTTCGGAGGGAGTCCTAATGGCTACTATTACTACGATTCTGGCAAGCGATATCATCGCCTCGTCGCGCGTCACCTTGAACACCAACTTTGCCAACCTGAACACCGACAAGGTTGACATTAACAGCACCTACGCGGACCCGGCGTGGATCACGTCGCTGGCTGGCTCAAAAATCACCGGCAGCATCGGCGGCAACGCGGCGACCGCCACGGCGCTGGCAACGGCGCGGACCATTGCGGGCGTATCCTTTGACGGCACGGCCAACATCGCCATCCCGAGCAGCGGTCTGTCGGACTCGGCGGACATCGTGCGCGGCGCGTCCTCCGTCGTTTCCGGTCAGGTCCTCTACGGGACTGCGGCGGGGGTGGCGGGGAGTGAGGCGAACC